AAGGCATGTTCCAAGTACTCATTTTTCAGAAGGCTCGTTCCAGACTTTGTTTTCTGGGTAAAAGCATTCGCACGATACGGTTCAATGCTTGGACTAGTGTTACCACAAATAATACTACTGCTAGCATTAGGGGCAATAGCAAGAAGATGGGCATTACGAATTCCATAACCGACACCATCAGGACATTCTCCTTTTTCAGCAGCTAACTGCTTACTAGCTTCGAGTGCGGAAGATTTTAAGTGAGAGAAGGCTCTCATGTTAAAACTCTTCGCCATTGCACTTTCAAAAGCAATATTATGTCGTTGAAGGTAGGCATGAAATCCCATTGCTCCAAGACCAATTGAACGTTCTCTCATAGCACTATACTTCGCTTTCTCAAGGGAAGAAGGTGCGTGCTTAATAAAGAATTCTAATACGTTATCCAACATGCGAACTAAATCTGGGATGAATTCAGGAACATTTTTCCAACTTTCATATTCTTCTAGATTCACACTAGAAAGACAACATACCGCGGTTCTCTCTTCATTCGTAGGGAGAGTAATCTCCGAGCACAGGTTAGAATGGTGAACACGCAGACCTAAGTTTCTTTGAAACTCGGGAAGATCGTTGTTTACTGCGTCTTCAAACATAATGTAAGGTTCGCCAGTTTCTACACGGTTCTGAATGAGCTTTACCCACAAGGCTTTAGCAGCAACAGTTTTAGTCACTTTATTACTATGAGGGTCAGTCAATGCCCAACTATCATCAAATCCTGGTTCTTCTGTCGCTTGCGCGATTAGTTTCATGAACTTGTCAGGAATGACCACAGCATGATGAAGATTGGTAGATTTTCTATTGATATCACCGCCAGTAGGCTTTCGTACGTCGAGAAATTCTTCGATCTCGGGATGAGAAATGTGTAAATAAGCTGCATATGAACCTCTTCTAGTTACCCCTTGAGAGAAAGCCAGCATCTCTGCGTCAACCACTTTCATAAAGGGTATAACGCCAGTGCTTTCGCTTCCATTACTTGTGCGGGAGCCTACGGAGCGTATACTGCTCCAGCTTCCGCCAACCCCGCCACCCACTGAGGATAAGAATGCGTTCTCAGTGTAGTGCCCGGTTAATCCTTCTCTGCTATCTTCAACATAGTTGAGAAAACAAGAGATAGGGAGCCCACGGGTTGTCCCCCCGTTCGAGAGAATTGGGGTAGAAAACATAAACCACAAATTGCTTGCGTAATCGTACAAACGCTGTGCATGACTTTCATCATCTGCAAAGGCTTTCGCCGCACGTGCGAAAGCGTCCTGAGGAGAAGTTTCTCCTTCAACCATATACCTATCTTCTAACGTCTGGATACCAAACGTAGATAGAAGACGATCTCTTCCATAATCAATTAACATCTATATATTCCTTTACTCGTTCATCTATTTCTAGTAGACTATGCCCAGGATGTTCTATTGCTTCAGCACAGTAGCTGACCAAATCCATCATCCTATAGTTCTTTAATATCATTTCCTTGCTCGCATTAAGAGCCTGAATATATTTATACTTACTATTTATTGGTAAAGCATCATGAATATCAAATGCTGTACCGTATTGCTTTATAAGTTCTGTAGCCCTCTTGGGGCCAATACCTGGAACTCCATCTACATTATCTCCTTTATCTCCTGTCAGAACTTTAAAAGAGATATAGTCTTCTTGAGGAAAATCGAAAAACTCATTCCAGTTAAATACAGTAGTCTCTTTGCGAGTTACTGTAGAAAATCTTGATACATTTTCGTTTACAAGTAAGTCCCAGTCACGGTCACTTGAAATCATCCAGATGTCTTCAATGCCCATTTCTTCTCGCTTAGACACTACATAAGCAACCAAGTCATCGGCTTCTACGTTAGCGTATCTTAACAAAAGAAACTGGTCTTCTAGAGCTTCTAGAGTTCTTTCAAATTCTTCGAAAAATAACTTAATGTCTTCTTTTTCTTGTTCTGTTTGGTCTTTGTACTTCTCTGCTCTATTAGCTTTATACTGAGGGTCAATAAACTTTCTGTAACCACTAGAGCCTTGATCTCCTGCAATTATAATCTTACTACAATCATAGGATTGAGCGAGACTCTTAACAGTATTGATATAGTCCTGTTTAAAGTCTAGTTTACCTTGATGCTTCCAGCGAAACGCTAAATTCATACCATCTACAATAAGAGCATTCTTATTTGGTTCCATTATTTGTTGTTTAAAACTGGCCACGAGTCCACTCCATCTTTTCATTTTCCAACCATTCTTCGGCTAGACACACATAACAGTCTAACCAAGAAATATACATAAATTTAGTATTTTTTGGTTGTATAGTTGTTACTACAAATACTTTTGATCTAGAGTACTTAAAGAACAACAAAGGTTGCTGAAGTTTAAGCTCTGCTTGTTTTACTATTTTTTCCCACCAAACTAATAGATAGTTAGTTTTATTCGTAAATACCTTATCACTTAGAGGGGATTTCTCGTAATTCTTTACCTCAATACAAAACGCATTATTAGCGTCCGGTATGTATAAATCGCCCTTTAAGTAAGCAAGAGCCCCCGAACTGGGGACTCTCTCGAACTGTAGGCCGGATGCATCACGAAGCATGTCTCTTACAAGATACTCTCCTCGCTGTCCTTTTGCTCTTGAATCTACCATTATGCTACCAACCTACTTATATTGCGTGGATCTTTTATTACTTCTATTTTCTCTAGTAGAGGGTGTGACCAACCATGATTTACTAGATAAGTATTGAGATTTTCTTCTAATAGGACTTCTACTAGCTTTTCTTTCCCTGTTTCATCTAGGACAGTCATAACTTCGTCCAAAAATAGAACATTAATCTGACTAGAAGATAAACTATTCATTAACTTACGAATTGCAAGAAGAGTAGCTGTATTTACTCTAGCAAGCTCTCCGCTCGAAAGTGCGAGAATGTCTATTATCTTTCCGTGATCAGTTACTTCTACGTTAAGTTTGTCATTGTTCACAGCAAAATTTAAAGTAAAACGACCGTCTGAGAGTTCTGCTAGATACTCGCTGGTTAGTTCCTCTAGTTCTTTAACAAGGTTCTCTATTTTATACGCAATGAGTCCATTTGTGCTGAAAGCTTTCTTTAATATTTCAAGGTTGCCTCTCTTGACCCCTAGAACTTTATATCGATTTACTACTTCTGCTAGTTGTTTCTCAAAATCAGCCGTCTGCTCGGTTATAACTTCTATCTTAGCGTTAAAGGCTGAACGAACATTATTCTCTCGCTGTAAAAGATCTATTTGATTCTTTTGGTGAGCGATTGTAGTTCTAATATCCGTAATACGAATCTTTAAAACTTCTTCATCAACTAAAACAGTAGGCATATCATTGTCTACAGATCGATAAAGCTCTTCCCATTCTTGTTGCTTCTTACTTTTCAAGACGAAGCTTTCATTGTTCTTTTGAATTTCTTTAATTTCCTTCTGGATATTAAGATGCTCGTCTTTTCTGGTTTGGACTTTTTCTTGTTCTTGGGAGATATGCTTTGTTTTAAAGTCTTCTGTAATGGGTTGTTCACAGGTAGGACATACATTTTCCAAGTTCTCCATTTTTCTTATTGCTTTTTCCCCTGAACTGATCGACCCCGCTATAGCTCCTAACTGTGCCTGCAACTCATCATAAGAAATATGTTCAGAGGCTTCAATTGCTTGAATCTCCTGTATATTAATTTCTTTCAACAAACTTTTGAATTGGTTATTTTGAAAAATTTTACGATTAGTTGATGCAATGTTTTTAATTTCAGTTGTAAGAGAACTATGTTCTTCCTCGTCAGCTTCCGAGATTTTCGGAAGCTCTACAAGTTCTTGTGGGGTAGTATCCGTTAGTTTGTTATTTTCTAACCATTTTTCTACTGTTGAAATACGCCCTTCGAGGTTTGCATACTCATGCTCAACTTCTCTTGAGGCTTCTTTAAAAATATCGAAGAGTTTTACATACTTCTCTAGTCCTAACAAGTCAATCAGAAATTTTTTACGATTAGCATCGGTTGCAGTAAGAAAATTCAAACTAGCATTAGTATTCTGATATACGACTTGAGAGAAAGTTTTAAAGTCAATGCCTAAAACTTCCTCAATAGACTTATAAGTATTAGTAGCCGTATGACTACTAATATCTTCTCCATTCTTAGTAAACTTTACTTTTAAATTAGACTTTCTTTGTAGATCTATTTCGTACTCGTCCGAACTTTTGGTAAAATTGAGACTGATAGAGTAACCTACGTTTAATTCTCTGTTGGGAATATCGGCTTTCTTTATCCCCTTAGAGTTCTTATTAAACAATATTTCTTCTAGTATAAGAGGAATAGAAGATTTACCTACTCCGTTTACCCCTAATATTTGGGTGAGTTGAGCACTTGATAAATCCAATGAGTTATTCTCCCCGTAAGAAAAACAGTTATTCCACTTCAAGGTTTTTAATATAATCATTGTATATCCCTAATATAGCTGGTATTTTATCTTCGGTTATCTCTAGAATATACGTTAGATATTCTACTAGTTCTTCTCCTAAAGTCATCTCTTTATCTAGAACTAATGCTGCTTCTGAGCTTCTCCTAACTACTTTCTTGTCAAGAAGATCAGAAGAAGACACTTTAGCTAAATCACCTAAATCCCCTTCTAGTTCGTAAATAACGTGGTCATAAAGCCCCGTGGTCATTTCCGCAGGGTTACTAACCGTTTTACGAATAAGTTGTGGTAGCTCTAACTTATCCCAGTACCAGTCCCAATCATCCAGTATCATTATTATTCCTGTTTCCACTTTAGATCTATGGAAACTAGTCGTCATAGGACTTCCTGGGTAGACTATATTTTTCTGGCAGTTGGAATGAGAATGTAAGTCTCCCGCAAAAACTACGGGGAACCCACTAAAGCGATCTAAGTCAACTTCCGGGGTCACATGAGGAGGTATTTCACCCCTCACATGAGTAAAAACCGGAAAGTTTTTATTAAGCATCTCGATAGAACCTTTCTTATGTAAGTCACAGTAGGGAAGAATACTAAAACCACGAGAGTCTTCGTAAGCTTCGTCTACTATAGTAACTAAACTATTTAAAGAAGTTGTTACTTCCTTTAAAGAATTAAAAAAAGTTTTATTCTTTCTAGTTGCTTCATGGTTGCCGTCATATATTAGAGTCTCTATAGTGCAGCCTCTAATAAAATGAAAGTATAGCTCCAACTCATCTAGAGTTGGTATTCTATCAAATATATCACCGCCAATAATATGCAAGTCTGCATCGTCTTCTAACAGGTAAATCTGGTGAAAGAAGCTATCATATCGAGCACGCGCCCAGTTTACGGGTACGTTTTTCTGCCCTAACTTTATATGCCAGTCGGCGGAGAATAATATCTTCATTAGGATATATCAAATTCGTCAGAGATAGATTCGTCCTGGTTTGCGTCGGCACCTGCATTCATAATGCGTTCCAACAGCTCTTTTTGAGCGTCTGGAGTAGGTCGCGGTAGCATCTCGGAAATAGGCTTTGCAGCACTACAAGCTTCTGATTCTGCATCAGTGAGAGGACGAATACCTTTTTGACTCTTCAAAGTCTGTAGCTGGTACTCTACGTTATACACGTTAGGCCCAGTTTTAGTTCTTTTGAAGTGAATATCCCAACCAACAGTTGAATCTGTGGGATCTCCAAGATCTTCTGCTGCTACTAAAATTTGATCCATCAATTTCTTTTTCAGGTTAAGTACTTTTACTTTACCGTCACCTAAATCAATACACTGAATAGAGTAAGACCAACCACATTTAAGGTCGGGATAGTACTCTCGTACCCAATCTTTCTCGCTATTCATAAACTTTTCAGCGTCACGGTCAAAAGATAAGCACTCCATAGGAATGTTCTTGTCGTTTTCGCCTTTAACCCAATAAATATACCTAGGGAGAAGATCTCCGAAGATTCGTACTGAGTTATCGCCATTTTTATAAGTGTACTGCTCTAAGTTAGATTTCTTAGCGCCGCCTGATGATGTCATAAATTTCATAATGTTTTCCTTTAGTGTGTGACTTCTTCCCAACAAAAGTATATTTGCTCATTTATTCGGGTAAGTAGCCTGTTGTAGTCGATTAGTTTTTGCCCTGTAGGTGCTAATAGCATATCTAGGGTAGTTTTGCGTGTGGCTTTATATTCAGCATAGCTGCGAAAACTAGCCAGTGCCACATACTGTGCTAGTTCCGGGTCTCCGAATTCTTTCCTATGTACTATAAGTTTTTCTGGGAACAATAAAAAACTATCCCCAGACCAATCCTGTAAGCTTAATTGATATGTAGCATCATATCTATTAATAGGTAAGTGTGGAAATGTTAAGTATGAAATGATAGACAGTATGCCAGAAGTTTTACCTCCAGTATCCCTGTATATTTTTTCCCAGTTATAAAAAATCAAAGTATAAGTCTCAAATTCAGTGTATATTATACAGGCAAACAGTAACCATGTCAAGAACTATTTTTCGTCACATCTCCCTGAAATGTATCTTATAGTTCTGTTGCATATAGTGCCCTAAGCGAAGTTTTGCCTGCTTTTGTGCGGTCTTGCCCTTTAAGTTAATGTCAACTATTATAGGACTAGGTTTATTTGGGTATTCTCTAACTACTCTTCCTATTAACTGAGTTAACAGTGGAGTATTATTCACAGGAGTTGCTAGAATAAGACAGCTTAGAGGATTTACACTAATCCCCTCTGAGAAAATACTTTGAGTCCCTAGGAGTATATTTACTTTTCCACTTTGAACTCGTTCTATTTTCTTCTCTCGCTCTTTAAGAGGAACTTTCCCAGTTATTAACTCGCAAGCCTCCCCTAATGTTTCACTTATTCTAGTGAGAAAATGTACCCTGTCAGAAACTAGTAATACTTTGTGCCCCTTAGCTCTATAAGCTGCGGCCAAAAAACTTACAAGTTTTCCATACTCTTCTTGTTGGACTAAATCATTAATTCTATTAGCCCAAGGTATCTTAGCTCCATCCATAAAAACAATGTTACTTTGAATAACTTCTATAGTAGGCTCCATAAAGTTTTCTTTAGGGGGCGTAAACTTAGTATGACCAAAGTAATCTGGCATTAAAACATGCTTACCATCTTTTCGTTCTACAGTGCCAGAGAGCCCTATCTTATATCTAGCGTAGCTGGCATCTACTAGTCTATTAAAAGTATTTGCTGGAATATGATGGCACTCATCTATAATGATGCAGCCAAAGGATTTAGTAATCTGGTCTTTTATCTTATACAAGGTTTGTATATTGCCTACAACTATATCAGCCGTTAGGTTATGTTGTCCTGACCCTATTATCCCTGGCTCTATTCCAAAAACTTTTCTAATCTCTTTCTCCCACTGAGATCTTAAAGCAACTGTATGCGTAACTATTAAAGTCTTCTGACCAAGTTTAGCTGCTATAGCTAGGGCAGTAAAAGTCTTGCCCCAAGATACAAAAGCGTTAATAACCGCATTATCATCAAGAGCATCGTAAACATCCTGCTGGCTTTTCCTAAGCTCAAATCTGAACTTAGGAAACTTCACAGGTATCTCTACTCTTTTATCCTTAATTTCATATCCTGGAGGAATGAGATCAAATCTCCCAACAGGTATTGATACTAAGCCACTGCTAATTTTTCGTAAATTCTTAATGACTTGAGGAGGGTCGTCTCTCCTGTAGGTATCAATTTTATAGGTTAAAGCCTTATCTAGCTCTGGGAAGGTAGAAGGGTCTATATCCATATAAATTCTGTTAGAAACTATTGCTTTCATTTAGTCCACATTTCTTCTTCTAGGTTTCTTTTAGAGCGTTCTTCATTTCTTCGACTTACTACGAAGTTTTCCACCCCCGCTAGTCTCTCACTAATAGTCTCTACTCTACTTAGTAGTCTATCTATTTTCCTGTTTATTTCATCCATTTCTACATCGTATTTCATAGTATACCTTTTGTGTACTTCTCTGTAAGATAGCTCCTCACAAAGTTACTTCTTACAATGTCCGATATGTCGAACTCAATAAAATCAAACTCATTCATACCTTTAATTATCTTCATAAAGTCTTTTAAACCACTATTTCTCAAGTCAGACTGGAAAAAATCGCCGCAAAAAATAATCCTACAATTTTTACCTACTCTAGTAATGATACTGTCTAACTCATGGAAAGTCATATTTTGACACTCATCCACAATAATTACACTATCATTAAAAGTTGTGCCTCTAATATAAGAGGTGGTTAAAAAATTGATAACTCCTTTCTGCTTCAATTGTCCATAAGGATTATCTCCACGACTAAACAATTCTTGCATAATACTTACATAAGGAGCTTCGTAGACCTTAGATTTTTCATCTTCTGTTCCGGGAAGAAATCCCATTTCCCTTGTGGGGACGGCACTTCTAACTAAAACTATTCTACTATACTCTTCTTTCTGTAAATCATCTAATGCTAGATAAAGGGAAATAAATGTCTTACCTGTTCCTGCACACCCATGTAACATTAAATGCTTACTGGTGTCAAACACTTTGACCTGCGCCGTAGTTAGAGGCTCGATCTCTTTCAAATAGAAATTAAGTGCAGATAAAACGTCTCTCTTTGTATTCCTTCTTCCCATTAAATTTTCCTTTTGCTATCTTCTAGCTTATCTTCGGACAAACTATACAACAGCCACGGGCTAGAGTCTAAATATAAGACCTGTGCCCAGTTTTTACCAGTAGGAGGTCTTCTTAATATAAAGGGAAAATTAACTCCTTTTAACCATATTCTACTATGGGTATCAAAAAGTTCCTTCTTTTTTATTTTTAACGATACACACTTCTCAAAGCTAGTCTTAGTATACTCAAAGACTGCACCATTGGTGTCAATCAATACGGTGCTAGGAAACTTTACTAAGTCTAAAAACTCCCAGTATACTTTAGATATACGTTTAATTTTGTGTGGTGTCTGTAACCTGCGTTGCCCTAGAGTATCCCCAGGCTGGTTCTTATCATCGACAACTAACTCATTCACTAGTAATAAGCCATCACGAACATAGAAGTCCTCGGTATCTAGAGCATAGACAGGAAACTTTACTAAACGAAGTACTTGTTTATACGTTAAAGATACTACCATATTTTTCGCTGAACTTACCCATTGAGTAGTCCTCTCCAATTTCAAAGTCACAGCCTACAGGCGCCCCAGAGATATAAATACCTCGGTCTTTCTGTATCTGTTCCTGTAGTATCTTACAGTACTCGTCAATTTCGTCGAGAGGTACTTCAGCTAGCACAGAGTCGTGTACAAGAGCAAACATTTTACTCTTCATATTTTTCTGTTCTATAATAGCATGAGCTTCCATAGCCCCGATTAAGTTTATATCAGAAGCCGCAGACTGAACTAGGAAGTTAATTCCTGATCTTACTCCATGACTTTGCGCTTGAGTATTGTGATGATGCTTTTCCCAACCGCCTCTGCCGACGCTCTTGTAACTTTGCGACCCACGATCGAGCACTGGAATTTTCGCTTCAGGCAACCTTCTCTTTCTTCCAAAGTGAGAGTATATATATCCATGAGTATTTATATCATCTTTCATATTGTCCAACCACTCTCTCAGTTTCCAGAATGCACCAAAGTACTCTTTAATAATTTCTGACGCTTCTGTAGGGCTTAACTTTCCACCGTCTTTAGTGACCTGCTCACTAATTTTCTTTGGTCCAGCACCATACATGATACCAAAGGTTACAGCCTTAGCAGCTTGGCGATATGTTTTATACTGTTCTGCAACGTCTTCGATTTCACAATCTAACTTAAACACCTTGTGAGCGATCGTAGAGTGAAAATTACCTCCAGAACGGAATACGTCCTGAAGTTCAAGGTCGTCTGCTAGAACTGCGGCAACATATACTTCGGCAGTTGTTAAATCCATTGCAACAATCTTATGCCCCGCGCTCGCTTTAATACATCCTTTCACAATAGGATTATCACGAGGAAGCTGTTGCATATTCAGTTTACCACTAGAAGACAGTCTTCCAGAGGTAGTTCCGTGTAAATTAAAGTTAGTTCTCAAGTGACTATCTCGATCAAGTTGAGGAATAATCTTATCAAGATAAGTATTCTTAATCTTAGTTTTCTTACGAACGTCTAGGATTAGTTTAGGAATTTCATGCTGAAGAGACAACTTATCTAATACTTCCGCATTAGTAGAGTTTTCTCCTTTAGCAGTCTTAATTCCAACTGGCTCTAGCTTTAAATAGTCGAATAGTAACTTTCTTAATTGAAGAACACTGTTAGGATTAAACGTCTTCTCTTCTTCTTTTTGAAACTTTATTACAGCTTCGTGAGCCTGTAAAGTTTCTACTGCTGCATAGATTTCTTTCTCCATAAGAGTTTGTCCAGCAACTAGTCTATCTACATCAAAGGGGACACCGTTATCTTGCATAGAGATAAGAAATCTACATGCAGGCAACAATATATCTTTGTATACGCGCATTAACTTGGGGTTACCTTTCTGTAATGCTCGTTCGAATTTCTCAAAAATTGTAAAGGTAGCACAGGCATCAATGGCAGCATAAGTCTGCATAACCTCAAAAGGAATCCACTCCCATTTGAAATCATCTTTTAATACACCGTGTTGTTTACGATAATCATCCATCCAAGTATACATAGGTTTCTCGTAGTCACCGTAATCTGTATACCTCATAGCTAGCATCTTCAGGCCGTGAGTGCCTGGGTTTTCATCAAGCATATAGTGCAAGAGCATTGTATCTTCAAACCGTGAGATTTTCACATTGAAGTGATACTCAAACATTGGAATATCGAACTTAGCATTATGGAATACCATACGCTTCTTGTCAAACAACTCCTGAAGTTTCTCTT